TTGATGATCTTCGGAGCGTTCGCGATCGGGAACATCGTCGAGAAGCCGCGCAACGAGCGGGGGACGAGGCTCCGCCGGTGGCTCCGGTTTCACCAAACACTCAAGTAACCAACCCGCCCCGCAAGGGGCATCCGTCTGCCGGTTTCTCCGGCACTGATGTGGCCAGCAGGCCGAAACGGAAACAGACATCACAATCACCCATGAGCACATCCACACCAGCGGTCCGACCGACCGCACAACCACCCACAAATCTCTCGACATCATTCCGCTTTCTCCCCTCATGACTCCCCTTGTCTTCCATCCTGAATCACAGCACACGCCGAAGCCTCCGCTTGATCAGCGGGTCTCCCGCCGGTCTTCGCTGTCCTCCACAACCTCGCAAGCGAGTCCTCCCAATGTGGAGCGCATTGGCGGTTGAGTTCTGCTGCCATTCGGTCGCCGGCTTCCTCTAGCCGCCTTACCTTCTCTGCAAGTTGGTCGCGCTGGTGGCGCAGGCAAAAAGCGGATTCCTGCAACCAACCAGGGTGTTGAGTCGGATAGGAATTTCTAGATCCGCAATAGAAAGTCGTCATTCCAAATGAACTCGAAAGAAAATCAGCCCCACACTTCGGGCACTTATCCGGCGTTGTTGTGCTCACAAGTCATGCTCCTTCTCCATCGCCCTGATGCGCTCGTCCAGGTCGCTCTTGGCCTGATCCAACGCAGCCAACAGGCCGCTGTAGATCGACGCCTCGCGCTCCATTTCGTTGTATCGCTGGCGCATCCTCTGAAGCTGTTCCCCGGCCGTCTCAGTCGAAACAGGAGAGACGACCGGGGTGCCGGCCTGATCCGCACACGCGGGGGTCGGCGAAAGTTCTAGGGGGCCGAGGTAGCGGACGAGGTCGAGGTGATCCGGTTTTCCGTCTGGCCAATATTTGCCCTCGTCAGTCCAGCACATGCCGCACTCGGACACCCACGGGCAAACACCTTCAGGCATGCGCCTTGAGATGGTGTAAGTTCTCCCACCCGCCACCTCCCACCTGCCCAGCTTCATCTCGACGCTCATACCTTCACTCCTTTCCCATTCCTCTTCTCCCACCGCCTCACAGCCCTCCACAGTGGATGGTGCTCCCCTGGGTAGGCGTTGAGGCTCATCGGCTCCCCATCATTCCGGAGTAGCGCAAACATCCCATGGCAATACTCCCACCGCCACACCCGCCCGCGGATTCGAGTCTTCCCGCCCGGGTCAGCCATGGTGACAATGCAGGGGTTTCCGTTGATCTGGGTTCTGATGGTCATTTGGTCGCCTTCTCCCATCCTTCGATCACGCGACAAGCGTCCCGATGCTTCCCGTCGATGTAGTCGATGGCGTCCTGTCCGGCCGTGCGCAACGCCTCCAACTCAATCGCAGCATCCTCGGGCCACACGCGCACCATCAGCGTTGTATCGACCTCCTGGAACTCGCTGCACGCCTCCGGGAGCAGTTCGTCGCCCCATTGGCTGTACGGCTTGCCATCCTTGACTCGGACGTAGTGCGGGCACATGCCGCCGGTGTCCAGTTGGACCTTGGCCATGTAGTAGCCGTCTTTTGGAATGCTCATGGCTTCAGCCTCCTCCACGCTTGATCCCGCTCCCGTTGCACTCCGGACAATCGTCCATCGTGTCTTCGGTCACTCCGCACCCGCTGCACGCTGCGCACTCCACGGGCTCAATATCGGCAAGGCAGAACCGGCAAACGTTGCCGATCTCTCCCGGCTCGTGCTTCCTGCATCTCGCCTTCTTTGTTGCGCTCATGCCTTGTGCTCCTTCCCGTCCAGATGCGTCATCTTGCCGTTGCGATAGGTGGCGACGTGCTTCGATCCCTGCGTCAGCACGACGTCGCAGAGGGTTGCACGGCAGCTGAAGTGGTGGCCCGCAAGAATTGCGTTGTCCCTGGTCTCCTTCGCTCGCCTGAGCGGGATCACGTGGCAGCCGTTCCGTTCCTTCGCTGATATGGTGTAGGTCTTCATCTCATTCCTTTCTAAATCACCCCTCCGCCACTCCCGGTCCTTGAGCCATCAAGTTCGGCGTGATGGAGGGTCCCGGACACACGTCCGGAAAAGTCAGTTGGTTGCCTTCCTCGCCGCCTTCCACGCTTCAAAAGCAATCTCCCGGATGAACGTCGTGTTGCATGCGCGGGTCTCGGCCCAGTCTCGCCACCATTGGCCGAACTCCTGACGCTCGCGCACCTGGCGGTCGATCCTGCGGTTTGTCTCCTCTTCGTCGCTGTTGATGGCTGGGGTCATTCTGGTTGTTCCCTTTCCTTCTCTTCGAATCTGCAAAACGTGCCTGAGTAGGTCATGCCCACCGATCCGCACTCGCCGTCCCGTTGCTTGGCGATGATCAAGGCGGCGTCCCCGTTGCGCTCCAATCGGTCGCGGTGCAGCAGGGCTATAACGTCCGCGTCGCGCTCGATCTGCCCGCAGTCCGCGAGTTCTGAAATCTTCGGGATGCGCGGCTTTTCCTTCTCGCTGTCCCGGTTGACCTGGGCGAGCGCAACCAGCGTCACCCCGGTTGAGTCCGCGATCGACTTCAGCTTCCCACTCACCTCCGCGACCTCATACGTCCGCTTGTCGTTACCCTTCGAGGCTGGGACCTTCTGGAGGTAGTCGACGAACACGACGCGGACACCGTGGCGGCGAACGGCCATGCGGATCTGGGAGCAAACGACGTCGACGCTTTCGCCTCGCGTGAGTTGCAGCCATTGGATCGGAGAAGTCTGAATCTTGGACATGGCCGGCAGAAGCCTGCGCTGCTTGCCTTCATCCATCCGGCCGGCCTTCAGGTCTCCGATCTCGATCCTCGCAATGGACGAGACCAAGCGCCGCATCAGGCCCTTGTTGCTCATCTCGTGCGAAATGAACATGGCGGGCACTCCCCCGTGAACGCAGCAGGACTCCAGCATGTTCACGGCGATGGCTGTCTTGCCGATGCTTGGCCGGGCACCGACGACCCACATTTCCCCCGGCTGCATGCCCTCGGTCATCCAGTCGAGTCGGCGGAAGCCGGTCGTCACCCCTGACAGCTTCCCGGCCAACTCAACCCGGCGTTGCAGGTCGTCGATGAATTCGCGGGACACCTCACGGGAGGTCTGAGGCTTGGCGTTGCTCGGCTCAGAAATGGCCAGCGCCGCTTCTACGCGCCCCGCCAAGGCGTCCAGATCGACGGAAGGGTCGGATGCGCCTGAAACCACATCTTGACCCATCGCGGATAGCTTCCGGCGGATGAAGGCGCCGCGCACGCCCTGGGCGAACGTCTGGGCCATGACCGGCGATGGGCAGGCGTCCCATGCCTCGCCCCAGAACGTCATCGGAGCAGGGACCGATGGGAACACCGTCGGCCACTCCCGACCGAGGCTCACCATGTCCACGGGCTTGCCCTCGGCGAGCAGGCCAGCGATTGCCGACATTGAATCCCGGACCCGCTCGTCGACGATCATGTCCAACGACACGACCGACAGCACCTCTGCCGCGGTGTCGGATCCGCCGGCGAAGCATGCGCCAAGGATTCCGATCTCATCGGCGGGCGAAATCAGGGCTGACGGCTTCGGGCTCAAATCGCGTCCCTCCAGTCGAACCCGTCGAGAAAGCTGCCCTGCTTGCGCTCGGACAGGCTGCCCCAGTGCTTGGCCAATGCCGTAGGCGTCAACTCCCAATCGGGGTGCGCCTTGCGGTAGGCGCCGGCCTTCGCCTTGATCTCGTCAGGGGTGACCGCTGGAGCAACTTCCCTGATGTCGCTGAGGGCCTTGGCAGCCTGCGCCCACGCCGACCTCGTGGTCGTGGTCAGGTCTCCGCCGCAGGCTTCGACGATCGCGTCCATGGGCAGGTTGCGCTCGATCTGCTTTCGTTCGCGGCGCTTCTTTTTGGGTGGATCCACCGGCTTCTCTTCGGCAGGCGGCTTGCCGTCCTGCACCCCCTCTGGGGGGTTGGGGGGAATTACTGGAGATGGAGATGGAGAAGGAGAGCATGCTTCCGGCATAGGCTTCGGCATCGATCCGGCATCACCTCCGGCACTGCCCGGGTTATGCCGCGGCAGTGCCGGGGCATCCTTCTTCCATCTGGAATGCGCCTTTTCGGCCTGAATCTTTCGGAATGCGTCCGATGCCTTCCGGACATCCTCAAGCCTCTTGTTCCTTCGGTTTCCGTCTTCGCAGAGCGGGAACTTGGCGATCACGTCGCCGGAAACAATCCCACCAGCAACCCGCTGCATCTTCTCCGGCAATGCCGGGGCACTGCCGCGGCACCACTGGTAGCAGAGGAGTCGGATGTAGGCCCCAACCTCGGCCGGGCTCATGTCGACCGTCCCGGCAATGAAATCGTCCGCGTAGAACTGAAACGCGGGAGCCTGGCGTTTTGGTACTTCGCTCATGGCTCAAAAATCCTCACCCTCCTGATTGCCTCGATAAACAGGGTCTGACTGAACCAAGGCTTCCGCTTCAAATGACGGAGCCATCGGTGGACGCCGTAGCCTCCAAAGATGCCATCCCTTCCAGTCAGCGGGATGTAGTAGGCTTCAGTTTCGATTGAGCAGTCGCAGACGTTCATCCAAGCCCACAACCCTTGTAGGTTGCCGCCGTGAAACGCTGACAGCGACACGGCTGGCTTCTTTCCGCAGACCTCGCATTGGATAGTTCTCATGACACAAAAAGCCCCACCGCAACACGGGTGGAAAGACACCCACAGAGGAGGCGTCGTTGCCGTGAAGGGTGGGGGTAAAGTTTTCGGTTCATGCTCTGTGTCTTTCGGTCGTCGCTCGGTTTCCACACCTCGCAGCAACGCTCTACAGCTACGGCTTGCGCGGTGACTGGCAAGCGGTTTGTTTCACTTCTCGACACTTCTTGCAAAGGAACTGTCGACCGTCGAAATGCACCTTCCGCAGGGCGTGCAGGTCGTTGCACAGGTCACAGGTTTCGAGTTGGGACATCATGCGAACAGCCTTCCCTGAGCCGTCAGATGGTGGAGGTTTGCGACAGCCTGCTCTGCGTAGCTCTTCTTCAACTCAGAGCCGGCAAACTTCCTTCCAAGCGAAACGGCTCCGTAGCCTTCGGAGCCGATGCCAGTGAATGGAGAGAAGACCAAGTCCCCAGGGTTGCTCCAAAGCTCAACCGCACGCTCGATCACGTCCAGTTGCAGTGGGCAGATGTGGCGCTCGTCCGCGTTGTCGCGGGCGCACTCGCCGTTCAAGACTCGGCCTTGATCAACCGTCATCCATACCGGGCTTGCAACCTCCTGCCACCAGTCCACGGGATACTTGGACGGGTCCTTTGTGACCGGAGTAACGCACTTCCCTGGAGCACGGAACACGAGCAGGTAATCAGCGCATCCGACGCGGGAATCAGACGAGTCAGCCTTGAGCGTCTTGTAGAGTAGTCCGTGCGCCTTCGTGCGCTGCATCTCAGTCACCGGTGACTTCCAGATGCAGATTCTGGAGTGGAAGAGGAAATCCTCCTTCCAGAATGCGCGGATGATCTCTCCACTGAAGTCTTGGAACTCGATTCGGCCATGCTTCCACTTTGTGGAAAGCAGGTCGACGCAGTGCACAGCCACCTCGCGCCCCGGCTGCATGATTCGGCGCAGTTCCTTTATCAGGATCGCGAAGTGCTCCATGAACTCTGCCATGCCTGAACAGTTGCCCATGTCCTGTGGGTCGGATGAATAAGTGAACAGGTCGGCGAACGGTGGAGAGAACACGGAAAGCCCCACGCTGCAGTCTTCGATCTTCTCCCGAGCCACGCGGACACAGTCCCCGTGGTGAACAGTCCATCCGGTCCCGCTGAACGTCTGAATGTCCGTCTTCGCTTCAACTGACTCCTGTTTCGCGAACCTCAACTCCTGCGCTGCCTGTTTCATGTTCCTTTGCATCTCCTCGTGTTGTTTGATCTTGGCCTGAATCACCTTCGAAATAGCGCCCTCCGTCTGGGCTTGGATCACATAGGCGTTGACCTGCTTTGTTTGCCCGAACCGATACGACCTGCGGAGGGCTTGGTAAAAGTCCTCGAACGAGTAGGACAACCCGACAAAGGCCACATTCCGACAGTGCTGCCAGTTGAGTCCGAATCCGGCGATTGAAGGCTTGGTGATGATGACGCGTGCGCGGCCTTCGCTGAAATCCGCAAGCAGTCGCTGCTTCTTCTCCGGGGTGTCGGAACCGCGAACTTCAATCGCGTCTTCGATGCGAGACGTAAGCGCGTCCGCTTCGTCGTTGGTGTTGCACCATACGATCCACGGCTCTTCAGATTCCGATACCAGCTTCGCAACTTCGTCGGACCGCGCTGCGGAAGTCATCCGCATTTCACGGTGCATGGTTGTCGCCGACAGCGTCGCGATCCGGAACAGGTCATCTCCGGCAGACTCGGATTGATCAACTTCGACAGTGATAGTTTGCAGGTTGAGCGGAGGAAGCTCGTATCCTTCGTCTGGAAATCCGATATCACTCGGCTTGCTGATGCACGCTGCCCAGCTTGCAAGCCACTTCCAGAACTCAGATTCGGCGTGGCGCTTCAATCTCCAGTCGCCAGTGTTGAATGTGTCATTGATAAAGAACGTGGCCAGCATCTGAGCAGGCGAGCAGATGCCAAGGAAGTCCGCGTGCTGCCCGAGTTCAGTGTAATCGTTAGGGGATGGCGTTGCAGTGCATGCCAGCTTGTAGGGCGTAGACGAAAAGGCGTCGGTCAACTCCTTCCGGGTCTTCCCGGTAAAACTCTTCAAGATCGAAGACTCATCCAGCACAACGCCTGCGAATTCAGAGCAGTCAAACTTTTCCAGCTTCTCATAATTCGTGATCCAGACCCCAGGACTTGTGATGTCGTCCTTGGATGTCGCAATGCATGCAGGGATTCCAAACTTGCACGCTTCTCGCTGAGTCTGGCTTGCGACCGCAAGAGGCGTCAGAATCAGGACGCTTCCGCCAGTCTTGCGGTGGACCTGATACGCCCACTCCAGCTGCTGCGCTGTCTTCCCGAGTCCGCAGTCCTCAAAGAGCGCGCATCGGCCTTTGCGAATTGCCCACTCCACAATCTGCTTTTGCCATGGGAATAACGGCGCGGTGATCGGCAATGGTTCAAATCCAACCGATGCTGTGATCTTCCGTTTTCCGAGTATGAATTGATCGTAGTCGTTCATCTCACATCCCCCACATCCGCCCGTCGTTTCCGTTTCGCAATCATGCACACCGCCGCCCGCCCAATGCGGTACGTGTGCCCAATTGAATCCAGCTTCTCGCCTTGCATGTATCGTTTCCTGATGTCCCTAACAGCATCTGCTGACAGGGTTGATTGAATGGTTCTAGGTCTCACTCCGCCTCCAGTATCGGCGACTTCGGCCCCTTGTGAGGCGTGGTCTGGCTGTGTGGATCGTTCTTCCGCTGCCAGCGAAGCGCACAGAAAAGGTCGGCGATGTTGATGGTGTTCATGCGAAAGCGATCTGGCTGCCTATGGTTGATCTGCACACGTATGGGTGAAGCCTTGAGTCTGTAGGTGACGCCGATTCCCGCGCCCACTCCTCCAAGCCTCTCGTTTGCTTCCTGTCCCCTCGATTCCACCCGGTGCCGTCCGCGCTCTCACAGCCAATAGATTCAAGCCAGTGCAGCTTTTCAGGAGAGTTGCACCGCAGCAGATGTACGCGCTCAAACTCGCTGCACCACATTTCGGCAGTGCGCCACTTCCAGTCGGTAGTCCCTCCGACAGCGATTACATCCGGCGCCGGGTTCAGTCGGTGAACGATGTCTGCACTCATCCCGTCCTGAACCGCCACAGCGAGCGGAATGCCAGCCTCCTGAACTATCCAAGCGAAGCGCGCCCACCTATCAACCGTGGCCTCGGAGTTTCCGGGCACGTCTGGAACAATCGCCCATCGCGGCTTCTGGTTGGCACACTGAGCCCACAGCAATAGCCTTTTCCACTCAGATTCAACATTGGCCCACTTCTCCTCCGAGAACGTGTTGGAATCCATGTCCCAGCAAGAGAATGCGCCGTTGTCCAATGCGTAAGGAAACCAAGGCCACGGACCGCGTTGGGCTCCTGGTGAGTATAAATGGCCAATTCGCCCCGTCTCCCTCGCAAGACAGTGCCAGAACCATCCGGAAGAGTTTGCTGGCATCACAAGCACAGTGCCTCCTCTCGCTTTAAGCACGCCAGGCACAGTCCGCATGGCTTTTCTCCACCCATATAGCAGGACCAAGTATCATGCATTGGGACGCTCAAATTGCGGCCAATGGTCACAATCTCCCTCTTGGCCTTCTCGATGTATGGGGCGCAAACCTCAACAGGGCACCCACCGGCGCGAAGCGCGTCGTTGATGCGTGAAACAAACTCAGGGCGGCAATCTGGAAACCCAGATTGGTCATCAAGGTTGCATCCGTACGTCACAGCCTCCGCGCGAGCTGCCTCCGCAAGATTTGCGGCGATTGAGAGAAGGATGACGTTTCTGTTAGGGACAACGAACGAGCCGGACCCATCCGTGAGTTGAGACCCGCGCAGACTCTGAACATCAAGCGTGGTGAACAAGACCCCCAACCGTCGGCAGTGTCCCTTTGCAAACGTCAGTTCTTGAGCGTGCTTTTGCCCGTACTGGAACAGCGCGCAGTGGACTTTGTGGCCTTGGTTTACCAAGTCGTACAGAAGCACGGTTGAGTCCAGCCCTCCGGAAAGCAGATGAACGATGGTTTTCATTTCGCCTCCAATATCGGCGACTTCGGCCCCTCGTGAGGCGTGGTCGGGCTGTCCTTGTCGTTTTTCCGCTGCCAGCGGAACGCGCCGGCGGCCACATGCTCCCAGAGCGCGGGAGTGGCGGGACGGTCGCCCAGGATCATCCCAAGGCGCTCGTGGAGGCGGTAGGAGGCTTCGAGGGTGAGGTGGTAGGTCACAAATCCCCCTTCTTCACTGGCAGCCTGAGATGCCCGGCCCGCACAGCATCCGCTGCGATCTTGGCGGCGTTGAGGTAGGTATTCCGCGACTCAGCAACGCGCCGCGCTTCGCTCTGCGTGATGCGCTCCGGCTTGTAGTAGCGCACGGACGTTCCGGATCGGGTTTTGGTGGTGGTCATGCGAATGATATTTGTCCGCGCTTCGATTGCTTGCATGCGAATGGGTAGATGCGAGGCATGTTTGGCCTTGGGTTCTCTCTCGCCCACTCTTCCAATCCCCTGGTCTGGGTCACGTCGCCCCGGTTCCACCCGGTTCCATCGGCGCTTTCGCATCCAATGGACTCAAGAAACCTAACCTTCTCAGGGGAATTGCATCTCAGAAGGTGGACCCTTGGGAATTCCCGGCACCACATCTCGACAGTGTCCCACTTCCATTCCGTGGTCCCGCCAACGGCGACAACGTCAGGCGCCGGATTCAATCCTCGAACGGTGTCGGAACTCATTCCGTCCTGGACTGCCACAGCGAGCGGGATACCAGCGTCCTGAACCATCCAGGCGAATCGGCTCCAGCGATCAACCGTCGCAACAGCATTCCCGGGAACGTCAGGGACGATCGCCCACCTCGGCTTGATGTTTGCGCACTGACACCACAGCAGAAGCCGCTTCCACTCCGGCTCTATCGCGGCCCACTTGCTTTCGCTGAACGTGTTTGAATCCATGTCCCAGCACGAAAAGGCACCGTTGTCCAATGCGTAGGGAAGCCACGGCCACGGCCCTCTGTTGGCGCCCGGGGAGTACAGGTGGCCAATCCTTCCAGTCTCGCGGGCGAGGCAATGCCAGAACCATCCGGAGGCGTTTGAAGGCATCACGATCACAGCAGCGCCTGTTCTCTCTTCACGCACGCGGCGCAGCGCCCGCACGGCGTGGAGCCTCCAGTGTAGCACGACCAGGTGTCCCAGAGTTGAACACCGAGCCTGCGTCCAATATCGACAATCTGGCGCTTTGTCAGATTGATGTAAGGCGCGCACACCTCCACCTCTATCCCCGCAGCTTTCACGGCAGCGTTGAAGGCCGACACGAACTCGGGGCGGCAATCCGGGAATCCGGAGGCGTCGTCCAGATTGGATGCGAACGTCACGGCTTCCGCCTTGGCTGCGCACGCCATATTCACGGCGACCGAAAGCATGATGGCGTTCCTGTTTGGCACCACGACTGATCCAGAGTAACCGGTCAGGGATGACCCGCGAAGCCTTGGAAGATCGACCGTCGTGAACTGGACATTGAGCTTCCGGCAGTGGCCTTTTGCGAAGGTCAACTCCTGCTCGTGGTTCTGGCCGTATCGAAACAGCGCGCAGTGGACCATGTAACCTTGGCCAACCAAGTCGTGAAGCATTACGACTGAGTCGAGGCCGCCGGATAGAAGGTGGATGATCGTCTTCATGGGATCAAAAAGGTACGTCGTCTTCCTCGGGTGCCGCCTTAGTCGGAGCGGCCTCCGCCGCCGGTCTCGGGCGAGGCGCGGGTGCAGGCCTGTCGGACGCCTGGCCATCCTCCCGCTTCGCTCCAGCAAACTCCCAATCCGTCACCTCCACGCGGGTCTTGCTCTGCTTCTTGCCTGTCTCCTTGTCCTCCCAAGACTCCTGCGCCAGCTCGCCTCGTATAAGTGCCTTTCCGCCCTTCCGGTGGTACTGCGCGAAGGCCTCCCCGCGCTTGCCCCAGATGTAGCAGCCGAAGAAGCCGACCTTCTCCTTCTCCTCGCCAGACTCGGTCTTCCAGCGCTTGTTGATCGCCAGAGTGAAGTTGCATACCGATTGACCCTTCGGCGTGTATCGAACCTCTGGGTCGGCGGTGAGGTTTCCGTGTAGGATCACGACGTTCACTTCCATGCCTTTCTCTTCTGCAACCCACCCTTCGCCGCCCCGTCGATCGTGGTCCGGAAATCGCCCGGAGCCGGCATCCCGCGACGAGCCCAGAAGGCTTTCGCGCCTTCGTCCACTTCCCGGTATAGCCGCCGCGTCATGCGGGGCATGTTGAATTCCTGAATCTTGAATATTTCGCTCACTTCATCCTCCTCGCGTGATCCAGAATCAGAAGCGCGTCAGCGGTCGCTAACGTCACGTCCAATGCTGGGAAAATCTCCTGCGCCCGAGCCTTCAGGAATCGCTTCCATCCAGCCCCGTGCAACTTCTTCGATGACTCAATGATCGCCTGCCATTCCTGCGGGCGAACGCGCCGCAACTCATATCCAAGAGCCAGTACGGCTCCGATGATTACGCCGTGATTCTGGGCCATCACGAAGATGGATGAGGCCGGAAGAGCCTTTCCGCAGAACTTCGGAACCTCCTCAATCCACGCGACGGCGTCGGCGGTCTTGTGCTCACGGAGCAGCGTGATGATGTCGGCGTGCTCTCGCGGCATGTTGAATGTTTGGACTCCGTCTGATGTGGCGACGGCGATTCCGCCGCTTGCGCCAGGGTCGATTGCAATGATGGTTTTCACGCCGTCACCCCTTTCCGATCAGTCCGCTTCATATCGTCTTTCCATCCGTCGTTGTCCTCGATGCGCTGCGCTCTGTTCGCCTCGTCGCATTCCCACGTCTGAAGTTCCGTTCCAGCGACCTCGAACCCAGCGCCACAGGTGAACTCGGTGAACGTCGCGGTCTCGATGTGGATTGGCGCGTGGCAGTGTTCGCAGGTTTTCACGGCTTCACCTCCACCCGATGCCGACCGGTTCCGCCGTCAGGCCCGCGAAGGACGGCGGCGGCGATGAGGAGTGCGAAGGCGAGGAATAGGCGGCGGGTCATGCGACGCCTTTCGCTTTGGCGAGGGCGGCGCGAGCCTTGATCCACGCCATTCCGTATGCAGATTCCTCCTGAGGCGCGAACTTCGAGAACGCGGCTTCGCACGACTCCAACGCCTCCACCAATTCCCTGTTGGCAGCTTCCAGCGCAGCCATCTTCCCAACGTCTGGAGAATTGTCTTCCGGTTGGCACCTCACCGCCTCCCTCCAGTTGTGAAGAAACACGCGGCACTCGTCCGTTTGATCCATGGTTTTGTCCGCCCATGTGAACAGGTCCCGCCCAGCGCGGATGAGTGCTGATTTTGACGGAACCGTTTTGTTGGCGTCGCCGGAATGGTCAGCCTCCCTCCGCGCCTTCTCGGCGAGCATGGCGGCGGCGATATAGTATGCCCGTTTGGCAATGTCCTCGGCGGTTTTCTCGGACCCCTTGGATGCTTTTTCCAACGCCTGCCCAGCCATCCAGTCGAGCAAATCCATTCCAGCACTTCCTTGCCATTGATGGCTGATCCTCCCGTCTTCGTGCTGGATCGAATCGCCAAGCGGTCCGTGCGGAAAAGCAGGTCCTCCGGCGTTCATGCGACCTCCTTTCTGACCCACTTCGGCAGATCCCACTCGGCGGCTTCATCGGTGTACCCAGGCCACTGGTTGGCGCGTACGCACCGGATATAGGTATCGAGCGCAGACTGGTAAGCCTCGCGCCCCGCTTGGAGGAGCGCGTCCGTCGTCCGGTGGACCTTCACCAGCCCAACCGATCGCTCGTACGCGATGAACTTGAACCCGGTGAACATCCGATCTCCAAGGCGATCCCAGGCGTCCGAGTAGAATCCGGACTGGAGGTGGTATCCCATGTCCCAGGCGTGCCGCTGAAAGCCTTCCGGGCTTGCGTCAGTGCACGTCTTGAGGTCGCCCATGTCTGGCCCCTGCGGCACAAGGTCCAGCCGAGCCTTGCACGGGAATGGTCCTGTTGCGTGCTGGTGGTGCCAGAAGAGCGTGACCTCTGTGTCGGCGCCTTCGAGCAGCTCGCGGGCTTCGCGGTTGGCCAGCACGCGCTCAGATGCGCGCTCGATCTCGTCGAGGTCGGACCGCTCGACCACGATGAATCCGGCAGCTTCCTGCGTTGCCACCCACTCGCGGCAATACTTGGTGCGCGGGTTCCACTCGACCAAATCGCCCGCACGCGCTCCACCCTTCTTGACCGTCGTCGATTCCTCCGGGATCGGGTATGTCTCGGGGATCACGGAGATTGCCGGGAACGGTTTCGACGGCTCCAAGATCCTGTGATGGACCAGCGTCCCGAGCACCATTTCCCACGTCGGTGGCTTCGGGTTCTGGAGACGGTGCAGGAGGTGCGCCGGGGTCTTCCCGTGCAACTCGCGGAGCTGCGACGCGGACGCGGCCCATTTGATGCCGTGGTAACGGCCGGGAAGGATGTCACGGTGGACGCCTTCCTCGATGGTGGGGAGTTGGATCATGCCGCACCTCCGCACTTTGATAGCGCAGCGTGCGCCATAGTTGTCGCCTCACCTTGCAGGAATGGGTCAGTGGAGAACCCAACCCCAGCCTCCAGAAACTTACGCAGCGCGGCGGTAAGCTCCGCGTTCTGGGCTTCCAGTTGCGGTGCTCGCAGGATCAGTGGCATCGCCTCAGGCGGCACCGATTCCGCAACCAGATAGCCGCCGTAGGCTTCGACGTTTTCGTCGTCGGCGTGCTGGTCGCTGTATTTACCTTCGCAGATGATCGCGCAGGATAGGTGTGGGCTCTGTTTCCAGACCATTAGCTTGCTCATGCCGCCTTCCCTCCGTGTCTGAACCCGCGCTCCGCGTTGGCTTTGATCTCCTCAACAATGGCCGACGCCAGAGGCAGGTTAAGCCGCTCCGCGAGGTCCATGCAGCGCACCACGGTTCCGGCAAGTTCCCGCACCAAAGTGTCCTTGGTGTTGTAGTCGCCCCACGTCTGCTTGTCGTGCTTCCTCGCTGACTCAATCGCCTCGGAAACCTCCGAGGTCACAAGGCCAAGGCAGCCAATCACCACGATCGGCAAAGCGCTCGGCATTCCGCTTTCAATGATCTTGTTCCGGTCGTCCCACCAGCCGTTCCGGAGGTTGACCATATAGGCTCCTGCGGCAGCCTTGCTAAATGCATGCTGGAAATCATTCTGATGCCAGTCGGAGACGACGATTGCTGGAAGGTCGCGGTTCATGCTGCACCGCCTTCCTCAACCTGACTCAACTCCATGTCTCCGATCTTCGCCGAAGCCTTCGCAAGACGCCTGAACCCGTCGGCGGTGATCGTCGCGGACACTTCGCCCGTCTTGATGGTGACGGTTGCGTTATCCCCGAGCGCCAGCTTCGGTTGGTTCGGATCCTCCATCAGCGCCGTCACCTGGAACTTCCTCCGCACATTGACCGGCATGGACACGACGACGGCGCTCCCGTCCAGGTCCCACTTCGCGGTGATCGCCAGCGACAGGACGGCCTTGCCTTCCTCCTTCTCCTGCGCCTCCTCCATGGTCGCAGTGATAGCCTCGGTGATGTTGTCCCGCGCCTCGTCGATGAGGACTGGCACTTGGGCGCATATCAGGCGCTTGAGTTCGTCGATTCGGTCGACGGCTTTGGTTTCGGTGCTCACCGGTCGCCTCCCTTCGTCAGCAGATGGGCAACAGCGAGCACGCACCCAATCAGAACGCACAACATGACGATCGCGAGGAACCGGTAGAACTCTTGGTCAGCACTCACACCGCACCTCCTTCCGCCAACTTCTTCGCCCGCTTCACGAACGCTTCCAGCGAGCGCAACAGCCGGTCGCAGACGGCTTCGGACAGCTCCGCGAACGAGGTCTCCGTCAGTTCCAGTCCTTGGCTTTCGAGGAACTTGGCCAGGGCATCGAAGTTCAGGCCTGCTCCGATAAACGCAGCTTCGATCTTCTCGCGCTTCTGGCCGAGAATCTTGGCGTAGTTCTCCGCCTTGACGTCCTCGACCGCTTGGAGGTCTCGCTGGCGGATGGGATCGGGCGATGCGAGACCGGCGTTGTCGGCGTCTGGTTCCAGCGGCAACTCGGCAGGCGGGTCAACAGGCGCGGGCTCCGGTGCCTGGACCTGCGGGGTGGCCTTCGGTGCTGTGAACAACGGTGCTTTCGGCGTCACATTCCGCGGCGCCTTCGGCACGCTCTCCGCGATGTCGACCGCCTCGTCCTCGTCGTGGATCCCGGCGAACCCGAACGCCACCCGGACCGCCTGGATGAGCGCCTTGTGGCGCAGCATGCGGCGCGGCATCGTCCGCCACGGCTCCGTACCGCGTTGGCACTCGGAGTAATACTCCGTGACGGACACAGGCCGCGACCGCCCCTTGATCCAGATGCAGGCCGTGACGCTGTGCGGCTTCCCATCCTCGTCGCGCGCGGCGAATTCGATCCCATCGAACTCCGGGCGGCGGTTCATCAGCTTTGCCCAGCCGTCCACGCCGACGATCGGGGTGAGGCCTCCAGC